TCAGCTGCATAGGTAGGTGTGCATGTTAGTACTGCTACTGCTATTGTTGGAATATACTTGTCGTATCTGTGACGCTTGTTACGGTGGTGTTTCTTTGAATCACGGTGTGCGTCTGAAGCCCTGGTCCAGAATAATGTTCGGTGAATTGAAAGGCTGCTCCTGGAGTGCTCTGTACGAAGTTCGGTTTGTTTGCTGACGATAGATCTAATCCAGTCCATGTTGAAGTCACACCATTAGTGGTTACATTTTGATTTGTTGTCGCATCAGGTGCAACGTTAGTGGATCCTGCTTCTAACTCAACCCCTGTCCCAGAGACAGAATAAGTCCAGCCTGTAGCATAATCCATGCTATTTATTGTCTCCGTTACGGTAGACGTTGTTTCCGTATGACTCGTCATCGAGCCTTGGGTGAAGTTAGGGACCACGGGCACTGCATGTGCGGCTGAACCGCACATAAACAGTGTCGTTATAGCTAACTTCCTAAACACCTTACCTAATTTGTAGTTCAGTTACAAATTGTCCTGTAGTATTAGTACCCGCACCACCACCAACTGCCGTTAGAACATGTGCTGATGTTATAGTACCTGTACCAGTACCAGTACCAACTGCTGTTGATGACTGGTTGGAGTAGTCACTAAGAGCACCTACTGCTGGAGCAGTAGTTTCAATAACGTCTCCTTGGATGAACGATTGGCTAAAACTATATGCACCGCCAGCAGTTGTCTGGGTCGCAGTACCAAAGCTACCTTGGCCTACCCCTGCTGTGTTCGTACCTAATCCACCAACGTTACCGTCAGCAGAGTTACCACCACCAACGTCCATAGTTACACCAGAACCTGAAGCGGTGTATGTCGAACCGATTCTTTCAGCTGTATTATATGCAGCTCCTGTATGCAAGTTCACACTTGATGTCATACGGTGAGTTATATCTGCGAATGCGGGACTAGTGAATCCCATTAACATAACAAGAGGAAGTAATTTTTTCATTTAATGTACACCTTACCCTGTAATATATGTATATTATTTATTCTTGCGACCTAGGTATCATATCATGAGTGCTTATACCTACCATAGGTAGGACTTATAGAGGTTCGGAAGACCGCACATATGGGGCTTGACATAGAATGTTAAGAGACTATATAATATTGTTACGTTTCTTCATGAAGATTTATGACTTCTTCAACGACCAGTATGAATCGCTATACAACTACTGAAGATGGTGGTAGACAGAACATGTTTGCTGCTGAACCTCAGATAGAAGTATTAGATGTTGACTACTGGAAGAACGCTGAACTAACTAATGGTCGCATGGCGATGATTGGTTTCTTTGCAGCAATCCATAACTACATCCTATTCGGTGCAGTTATGCCTGGCATTTTTTAATGTAACAGGTCTCTTTTAAATTTCTAACCCTATTAATCTAAGAACAATGAACGAAAAAGCAGAAATGGCCAACGGACGTTGGGCGATGATCGGAATCATCTCAGCACTAGGTGCTTATGCAGTTACAGGTCAAATCATTCCAGGTATATTCTAATGGACACTACAAACAACTTCGACATCTGGGCGAGAGCAAACGGTAGGTTTGCAATGATGGCTTTCTGGGCAATCATCGGAACCTATACTTACGTCAAGTACTTTGCCTAAATGTTTACAAAACTAAATAGTTACTCGTAACAAAACTTAAAACAGGTTAAATTGATGGGCGAACTTCAAGCCGCAACAGATTCAGCATCACCATTCTTAGCAATCCTATGGGTTTTCTATCCTATGGCAGCTCTTGTATTGATAGAACTTATTATGAGAGCAGTTAATGATGACGATGATGATGACTTCCAAGGTGGCAAGGGCATTCGCTCACAGGAACCTGTCTACGCAACAGTTCCAAGCGGCGCATAACATGTACCAAGTATTTTTCTTATTCACAATAGCAACAGTAGCATTTACCAATGTCGGTCAACTCGTTCTTCAGTAGTCCATACTACGCACTATATGAATTTGGTTTCTTCTGTGCAGTAGGATTTACAGCAGGGTCAATGGGGTTGATATGATTTTAGTTATTCTTATTGTTGTCCTTCTCTTTCTTCTAGTTGGTCTAGGAGTATGGCAGACATTTGGAGTAGGTGGCAAGGATATGAGGGATCCTATTGCAGAACATGCACGTAAACATGAGTTGGGTATAGCCCATAAGCACTGATGGATACTTTGTGGATGACTGTGTTGATGTGTGGTGGGGTAATTACATTTACTACACTCGGGCTAACAATAATGTATGTTAAGATGTATAATTGACAAACAGATACTATATACGTATAATAGTTACTGTAGTTGATTCTGATCCATGAGAGAACAAATAATTAAGGCACTACTTGCTCATGCTCAAGGTGATATCGCCAAGCACAAAGCAAATGTTGAAGTGTATCTTACCAACCCAGTTGGTATTGGTGAGCATTCAAATGTCCTTGAGGCAATTGAAGAGGAGTTGAATATGATTGCTAAGTACCAAGACCAGATTGATGTAATCCACAAGTACTTTAAATCATGACCACATTATCTAAGGATATAAAATCAGGTACTAAAAAATCACACTCCGCAGCGGAGAACACAAAGTTCGTCGCTGCATTTTTACGTGGTGTTATAAGTCAAGAGAATTATAGGACACTGATTAAAGATCTTTACTTTGTATATGCTGCCATCGAAGAAGAGATGGCGAGACTTAAGGATAATAAGTATATTGCTCCTATCAATTTCAAAGAACTCAATCGTATAGAACAACTCAAGATGGATGTTAGGTACTACTATGGTCCTAACTGGAGAGCAATCATTGCACCATCAGAGAGTGCTGTTCAATATGTTGAGAGGATACACGAGGTAGCAGATGAAAATCCTCAACTATTAGTAGGACATCATTACACTAGGTACCTCGGTGATCTATCTGGTGGCCAGATACTTAAAGGTATAGCAGAGAAGGCACTGAACCTACGAGAGGGTGAGGGTCTAAAGTTCTATGAGTTTGATAAGATAGATGATAAGAAAGCATACAAGGATAAGTATCGTGCTGCTTTAGACAGTCTACCTCTTGACGAGGGGCAGATTAATGCTATAATTACTGAAGCAAATTATGCATTTAAGTTGAACATGTTTATGTTCGACAATCTAGCAGGGGATTCTAAAGATGGATGGAAAGCATTCTTCAAGGTACTCAAGGGGTTTCTTACACGGAGTTAAACTTATGTCTGGCTTAACCTTTCATGTCTATCAAGAAGATGAGGTCGTAGCACATAACATAACTGTCGATGACTTAGAAATGCTTATTAAAAACAACGTTGTGGATGTCATGATCCATGACGTTGTTCCTGTATTAGAATATGAGATGGATGATGCCAGTTTCTAAACTGTCTACTTGACAAGGTACTTTACAGTATGTTATAAATAAATCTGGTCGGGTAACTGACCATTACATACCCCCTAACCAAGACCATGGGGTCATAATGTCTTAATCATACAAGTAAAATCGTACTCTTAACTCAATGACAACTCTTCAAAAGAGAGACGCATCATTGCTAGGTGGATGGGACGAGTTTTGTGCTTGGGTAACATCAACTGACAACAGAATATATGTTGGTTGGTTCGGGGTTCTAATGATCCCATGTTTACTCGCTGCTACTACTTGTTTTATCGTAGCCTTCATTGCTGCTCCACCCGTCGATATCGACGGTATCCGTGAACCTGTTGCAGGTTCATTAATGTTTGGTAACAACATCATCTCTGGTGCTGTTGTCCCATCCTCTAACGCTATCGGACTACACTTCTATCCCATCTGGGAAGCTGCTACTCTAGACGAGTGGTTGTATAACGGAGGTCCATATCAGTTAGTAATCTTCCACTTCCTTATCGGTATCTCAGCATACATGGGTAGACAGTGGGAGTTATCATACCGTTTAGGTATGCGTCCTTGGATCTGTGTTGCATATTCTGCACCAGTATCTGCTGCTTTCGCAGTCTTCCTTGTGTATCCATTTGGTCAGGGTTCTTTCTCTGATGGTATGCCTTTAGGTATATCTGGTACGTTCAACTTCATGTTCGTATTCCAAGCAGAACATAACATTCTTATGCACCCATTCCATATGGCAGGGGTTGCTGGTATGTTCGGTGGAGCATTGTTTGCTGCTATGCATGGTTCACTTGTTACTTCTTCTCTAATCAGAGAAACAACTGACAATGAGTCACAGAACTATGGTTACAAGTTCGGACAAGAAGAAGAGACCTACAACATCGTTGCTGCTCATGGATACTTTGGTAGATTAATCTTCCAGTATGCATCATTCAACAACTCTCGTTCGTTGCACTTCTTCCTTGCTACATTCCCTGTGGTCTGTATCTGGTTAACATCTATGGGCATATGTACCATGGCATTCAACCTGAATGGATTCAACTTCAACCAGTCGATTGTATCTGCTGATGGTAAGATTGTTCCTACATGGGCAGACGTTTTGAACAGAGCAAACTTAGGTATGGAAGTTATGCACGAGCGTAACGCTCACAACTTCCCACTTGATCTCGCTGCTGCTGAGACATCTGAAGTTGCACTTGTTGCACCTGCTATTGGTTGACACTGTTAGCAAAATATGATAAAATGAGAGGGTAAAACCTCTCATTTTTAATGCTTTGAGATATATACTAGTAAAAAACGCATGGATTTAAACGAACCTCACCATGTAAATGATCTGTGGGAAGACATGGATCGCCTTAATGCATTGTATGAAGAACTCATGTGGTCTAACGAAGATGTCCTTGAGTTTGTTGCAGACTACGAGAACGATAGAATAATAGTAAGAAACAAAAGTAAGTTAATGGACAATGAGCCCTGATGTACACGATATACCTATCTTAGGTAATTTTTATACTAAAGCAGAAGTAGACAAGATGGTTGCTGATGCTCTAGAAGAAGCTCGTGCCATTGATGAGAAATCCATGGCAGATCATAACTTCAAAGCAACTATCATTAGTATGGTTCTTGGGTTTATATGTCTAGCACTATTTGTTGATGGATTGTTGAGGATACTTGGTATCATCCCACCGTTCATGGACATTGATGTTAGTGTTGTTGATGAGATCGTAGAGAGAGTAAAGAATGATGTGTTACCAGAAGTTCAGAAGTATCAACGTTACATACCAGGGAGATGATGGGTACTATAGATACATCTCCTAGTTCACTTAGAATGTTTGCCATACTAATACTTGGTGTGGTATGGTTCTATATACTCAACCATCCAGTTAAAGATGAAGATGACAACTGAAGAGATTCAAAACTGGGAGAAAGAATACCTTACAATGGGTGTTCAACTCAACAAAAGACAGAAGGAACTGTTGGAAGGTGCTGACATCAAATCTCATGAGGGTATGATGTTTGGTAGCATGTATGCTGACTGGAAAAAACAAAAAGGATTCGACTAATGGCTTTTTTAATTTCAATAATGTCATTCGCAAACTTTGTATTCTATCCATTAGTGATAGCAACAATCATTGCGGTGATAATTGAACAGATAATACGAAGGTTAGCATCATCAGAACCAATGACTTATGAAGATGAGAAGATGATCAATCGTGCTATGGGCATACGTAAGTATCTCTACAGACAAGCATGGTTGTTTAATATCATTTGGTTTGTTGGATATTTTATTCTTATGTTTACATTAAGAGGACAACAGACACCAATGCCTGACATGATCTGGGAGGGATAAATGATTCAGTTTAGAGAAGGTGATATTAATCGCATCGTTCATGCTTGTGAGTATTATAGGAGTATGATACGTACACAGGATCCATTACTTGCAGAGAAATATGATAAGGTAATTCATAAGCTGCATAGTTATGGCACAGAGTTGGAGTGTCCTGATTGTTGGGATCCAGAATCAACATGTGAGTTACATGTATGACCATACAACAGTGGATATCACATGAGATGTGGATGCTCTTTGCTTTTAGTGCAGGTATATACTTAGGGTGGGCTTGGAATTGGAAGCCACCACAGGGAAAATGACTTTTTGGTCCCAGAAAAGTCGGAAAAAAAATTCGGGCAATTTTTTCTCGCGTAGGTTTTTATGTTCAAGATATGTCCAGAGTGTGAATCAAAGTGGTTAGAGGGTCAATTGTATTGGGCTACAGGTAAGACTGGATGTCCACATGATCTTGCTGGATTACTATGCAATGATATAAATAGTGAACGTTGTATCAATCCCTGCAAAGGTTCCACTAGTGGTGTTACATGGGCACAACGTAGACAATTTCTGGACAGTTTAAATGAAAAAGATTAAATGTGCTTTCGACAAAGTGGTCGAATGGGATAAGAAAATTATCAAGAAATGCCAAGACAAATTTGGATTGACAGACTATCAAGTAGTTGTCATCTCATTCGGTAAGGGTTTCATCATAGGTGCTCTACTATTGTAGTTGAGTCCACACATAACTAGGCACAATTACCCAAGGTGTGCTATAAATATCTGATGTAACGTGGAGTTGAAAGATCATGTCCCACTATACCGTCGGCTATCACGATAGCCTCAAAATCAGACACGAAATTTGTGAGTATGCAGCAGATGCATACGAAGCAATACAGCAATCCAAAGAGGATGTTCCTGAGTTAGAGGGGCATCCTTCTTTTATTGACTTTTGTAATAAGGAGTAGTATAATGACTACTATAAGAAAGCATAAGCATGAAATTATGTGGTGGATGAGTAGACTTACAATAATGATGACATCATTATTTTTATCAATGACATTAGCAGCACAAGCATACGCTGCTGATATACAAATGGGTGCAGGAGGCAACTTAGTCTTTGAACCAAACGAGGTGACGGTCTCAGTAGGAGATACAGTCACCTTTGTTAATGGAGACCTACCCCCTCACAACATAGTATTCTTGGAGAATGAAGAGTTAAGTCATCCAGACTTAGCATTCATGAGTGGAGAGAAGTTCCCTGTCACCTTCGATGAAGCAGGAGACTATGAGTTCCAATGTGAACCTCATGCTGGTGCTGGCATGAAAGGTGTTGTTCACGTACAATAAATACATCACGCTGTATAAAAATCATGGCTACAATAACTCTTAAAGCACCAGACGATTCTGTCGAAACATTTGAATGCGATGCGGATACTACTATCTTAGACGCATTAGAAGAAGCAGGTCTGGACCATCCATCCTCATGTAGAGCAGGTGCATGTTCATCATGTGCTATGAAGGTAGAGGAAGGATCAGTTAATCAGGAAGAACAATCTTTCTTAGATGATGATCAGATGGAAGAAGGATACGTCCTTACTTGTGTTGCATACCCAACCTCTGACACACTAACCCTATTAAGTGAACAAGAAGAGAATATTTTTTAATGGATTATAAAACTTCTGGCGTTGATATTGAAGCTGGAAATGCCTTTGTTCAAAGATTAAAAGAGAAAGCACCTGCCATTGGTGGGTTCAGTGGTCTGTATAAGATACCTGAAGGGTACGAGAAACCAATATTGGTATCTGGTGCTGATGGTGTAGGCACTAAGATTAATATGTGTCAGGTCTCTGGTGACTGGACATCTATAGGTATTGATCTCGTTGCCATGTGTGTCAACGATGTGATTACATGTGGTGCTAAACCATTATACTTTTTGGATTATATTTCCACTGGTAAAGTATCTCCTGTTCTGGATCAGATCATGGAAGGTATCATAAAGGGATGCTGGATGGCAGACCTGCAACTATTAGGTGGAGAGACAGCAGAGCATCCTAGAACTGCACCACCACCTGCAAGTCCTACTGACATTGAGTTAGCAGGATTCTGTACAGGTATAGTAGAAGAGTTTGATCTAGTTGATGGCAGTATCATTAAACCTGGTGATGCCATCATAGGTATAGCAAGTAGTGGACTGCATAGTAATGGGTACAGTCTAGTAAATGATATGTTATGGAGACATAAGATCTCCTATAAAGACAGTCATATAGGAGAAGGTATAGGAAAAGAGTTACTTGAACCCACTAGGATCTATGCACCTACTGTCAAACGTCTGTTAGATGAGGTACCTGTACTAGGTATGGCACACATCACAGGTGGTGGACTGGTTGAGAATGTATCAAGGTGTTTACCTAAAGGACTACAAGCACACATTGATTGGAATGCATGGCCAATGCCAGATATCTTTAGTAAGATTATGCTTGCAGGTGAGGTACCAGAAGAGGAAATGAAGAGAGTATTTAATATGGGTATTGGATACTGTGTCATTGTCCCACCAGATGTTGTTAATGACACTATGATTCTAATTGATCACCCATCACAAGTTATAGGTCACGTAAGATGTCCGATGTAGTTTGGTCAATCAATATTATGATTGGTATCCTTTTAGTTGGTACTGGCATTGCTATCTACTACATAATGCAGTACGATAATTTTTGGCCAAATGGGAGCGATGACACCACCGAGCAGCAAGAGCTGCTACAACTTCAGAGTGACACAGATAGACAAGGTGCTTGATGGTGACACTATTGATGTTACAATTGACTTAGGGTTCGATCTTTATAAGAAAGAACGTGTTAGAATAGCTGGAGTAGATACACCTGAGAAGAGGACTAGAAATCTTGAAGAAAAAGAACTTGGCATCCACGCGACGAACTGGCTCAAGGACAAACTGGACGGTGCCATTGCTGGTGACGACGAGCTTACTATTAGGACTGAACTTGTGGGTGGTGTCGGGAAGTATGGTCGCCTACTTGGGTGGCTTTATATCGGGGACAGCGTTCTGTCGCTTAACGAACAAATGATTACTGAAGGTTATGCATGGGAGTATGATGGAGGAACTAAGCAGAAAGACTTTGAGCAACTCCGTGAAATTAGGAGAGGATATGGGACTCTGGACGAGTCATGAACAAGGAACCCTTAACATGAAGGGTGAACGTACACATAGAATTATTATAGAATGGCCACTAGAACCTATAGATTTGAATGACACATAGTTATACAAACCCTTCCGAGAAACAAGACCTTGCTCACTTAGAGGCAAATATTGAGGATGGACCTGTTGATGAACATGGGTTTAGTAAAAGAAAACCTATCAGTGATAGAGAATGTATCTACAAGTGCTTAGACAATAGTAGAGCACTTGCTGGTCTCGATAGAAAACAAGTAGAGAGGTTAGCAAAACAGTTTAATCCTCACAGTGCTGAGGAAGTCAACATTGAATCTGAGTACCCACCATTATGAGATTAACACAAGAAGTAATCGATAAGATTGCTGTTGCGATGCAACACACTAAGAAAGATGGTACAGTCAACTGGAAAGATGGTGACGAGATAGATGTATGTCTCGCTGGCACCTTTGCCAATGATAAATTTATTACCCTCATCAATAGATCCAAGGAAAAATGAAATCAGATTTATTAAATTTACTTAAGCAGCACTATCGGTATGGTGATATCATCCTATCGTCAGGTGCTACTAGTATGCATTACATCAACTGTAAACCTGTTGCTCTTAGCAATGAAGGTATCAAGTTGATAGCACCACTCATGCTTAAGGAAGTAGATAGTGATTCATCAGCAGTAGCAGGTGTTACCCTAGGTGGTGACCCATTAGCAACTGGTGTCTCAATCACATCACATAACCTTGATGCTCTTATAGTACGTAAGGAACCTAAAGGCTATGGTACTCAAGCAATGATTGAAGGACCGCTGCTCCCTACTGGTACAGTGGTGACACTCCTTGAGGATGTGGTTACTACTGGTGGGAGTGCTGTCAAAGCAGTCAAGGTGCTACGAGAAGCAGGTTACGTGGTCAATAAGGTAGTTTGTATCGTAGATAGAAGAGAGAACGGTGAGGATCCATTTACTGAAGCTAATCTTGAGTTGGTCAGTCTATTTAAACTGGAGGATTTGTCATGACTAAAAGAAATGAGAAGGAAATTCTAGCCGCCTTTAATCACATGGCTGTTAATGAATTGGGTGGCTCGTGTCAACAGTTCGAGACATTAAACAGTGTAGGTCGCTCAAGTAAGAAGATTGTGATAGAATATGAGGTACAACAAACTAAATAATTAGGTAAAGAGAGGAAACCTTTATGGAATCCATAGAAAAGCACATAGAAAAAGACAGAGCGATCCTAGATGATCCTACTATAAGTCCTGCTGCACGTAGGCATATTAAAGAAGAGCTGCATGAACTAGAAGTTTATGAAGAGCATCATCACGATGAGATAGAAGCAGGAGATCATCATGATCCTAATGCTATAGAACTATTCTGCGAAATGCACCCAGATGAGCCTGAGTGCCTAGTATACGACGATTAACATGAAACTTTTTATTGATTCAGCTGACGTAGGAGAAATACGTTCAGCATTTGAAACTGGACTAATTGATGGTGTTACAACCAATCCTACACTCGTG